CCTGAATTTAAAGAAAAAATAGAGCTACTTCAATCGGATGATTATTTTGATATAAATAAAAAAGAAATAACAAATACTTTAACGGATAGTAAAATATTATTTAGGGGTATTAAAACCTCAGCAGGAAATCAAACAGCAAATTTAAAATCTTTGCAAGGAATATCAACGTGGGTTTTAGATGAAGCAGAAGAAATGGTTGACGAAAACGAGTTTGATACTATTGACTTGTCAATAAGAAGCAAGAAGCAACAAAACAGAATCATACTTATTTTAAATCCAACTACAAAGGAGCATTGGATATATAAACGATTCTTTGAAAATAAGGGTGTAAAAGAAGGTTTTAATGGACTTGTAGACGATGTATGTTATATTCATACAACTTATTTAGATAACCGCTTAAACTTGCCTGAATCATTCCTAAAGAACATTGACAATATAAGAGTTACAAATCCAAATAAATATAAGCATAAAATTTTAGGTGGTTGGTTAGATAAAGCAGAAGGAGTTGTTTTTACAAATTGGAGTTTTGGGGCTTTTAATCCTGATGGGTTGCAGACAAGTTGTGGAATGGACTTTGGGTTCAGCGTTGACCCTGATACTTTGACTGAAATAGCTATTGACAAAAACAAACGCAAAATATATGTAAAGGAACACTTATACAGAAATGGATTAGGAACAACAGAACTAGCTAATATAATAAGTAGTAGAGTAGGCAATAAATTAATAATAGCAGATAGTGCAGAACCTCGTTTAATTTCAGACCTTAAATTTAAAGGTATAAATATAAAGGCAGTAAAAAAAGGAACTATTGAAAGTGGTATTTTAACGATGCAAGATTTTGAAATAGTAGTTGAGCCAAACAGTAGTAATATAGCAAAGGAATTAAATAACTATGTTTATTTAGATAAAGGTAGTAAACTATATTTAGACGATTGGAATCACGCTATTGACGGAATAAGATATAATGTAATATATAATTTAGACAACCCAAACAAGGGTAAATACAATGTAAGATAATGCAAAATGAACAAATGATTGCCACGATTGAATGCTATATTCATCACAAAACAGACAAGGAAGTTAGAATTGCAATGCCAAGAAACCACGACCAATTTTTTAAATTAGTAAAGGCTTATGAAAATTGTAAGAACTTTTTTATAAAACAATAGAAAAAAAGTATTATATAAATATGAAGATTGAAATTAACGTACCAACTACATTAAACGAAATCACTTTAGGTCAATACCAAAAGTTTTTGAAGATAGCAGAAAACAATCCTGATGGCAACTTTTTAAATGCTAAAATGATTGAAATATTTTGTGGCATACCTTTGTCGGATAGTTATAAGTTAAAGATGAGTAGCGTTACAGCTATCATTGAAATACTATCAGAGTTGTTAGAATCAACACCAAAACACCAAGAAAAATTTACTATTGGTAGTACTGAATATGGGTTTATTCCTGACCTAAACGATATGAGTTTAGGAGAATATATTGATTTAGATAATAATGCTAGTAATTGGGAACAGATGCACGTTGCAATGAATGTGCTTTACAGACCTATAAAAGAAAGTAGAGTTGGAAAATATAATATAGTAGATTATAATATAAGTACATCGGAAACCTTGAAGGATATGCCTTTGGGTGCAGCTATTGGAAGCCTTTTTTTTTTCTACAATTTAGGGATGGAATTATCGAAGCATACGATTCTTTATTCCAACAATCATCAGGAGATGGAAGCCATTCAAGAGCAGCTAACTTTGGAGCGAAATGGGGTTGGTATCAATCAGTTTATGCTCTCGCTGACGGAGATATTACAAAGTTTGAAGATATCACTAAATTAAATATAAATCAATGCTTTACAATGTTAACGTTTTTAAAAGAAAAAACAGAACTAGAAAGTAGTAATATAAAAAACAAATTTTAAATGAAAGGATTTTATACAGTTCTAGAAACAATTAAAAACAACCTACTTTCTGACGTAGATGTTAAGACGGTAACAACTGGAGATATTACAAAAATAGATTTAAGTAAGCAGACCATATTTCCTTTGTCGCATATTATAGTTAACAATGTAGGTAATGAAGATAATATTTTACGTTTTAGTTTATCTGTTTTATCAATGGATATTGTAAACGTTTCAAAAGAAGAAACAACAAATATATTTAGAGGTAACGACAACGAACAAGATATTTTAAACACTCAATTGGTAGTGCTTAATAAGTTAGTTCAAGTTTTAAGAGGCGGTAATTTACACCAAGACAAATATATGCTAGATGGCACACCAAGCTTTGAACCTTTTTACGATAGGTTTGAAAATGAAATGGCAGGTTGGGCTTTAAGTATGGATATAATTATTCCAAATGAAATAACAATATGTTAGAAAATGTTCAAAAAGAACTAAACGCTTTTGCAAAATATGTTATAAGTCAGTCAAGAGCAAATCTAACAAGGTCTAAAAAGAACAGTTCTAAGCAACTTTATAATAGTTTAGATAGTGATTTAAAGGTTTATGAAAATAGTTTCTCCTTGTCCTTCTTAATGGAGGATTACGGAGTGTTTCAAGATAAGGGTGTAAGTGGTGTAAAAAAGAAATATAATACACCTTATAGCTATACAACTAAAATGCCACCACCATCAAAAATGGATAAATGGATAGTAAGAAAGGGAATAGCACCAAAGGATGATAAAGGAAAATTTATAAGTAGAAAGTCTTTGCAGTTTATGATTGCGAGAAGTATTTTCAATAATGGTATTAAACCAAGTTTATTTTTTACTAAGCCATTTAAAAAAGCTTTTAAGAATTTAGATAAAGACATAGTTAAAGCGTTTAAATTAGACGTAGAGCAATTACTAGAAACAACAATAAACAATTAATAAAATGGCAATAAATACTAGAAGCCCTTATTTTACAGACTCTCCTTCTTTAGGGGCAGCTACTTATGCAACTTGTAGAATATATATTTACACAGGAGACAAAAATTCAACACCTGCAATTGACCCAAACTACACTATAAGAAAAAATATAACTAGCCCAAACACTTTCGCCACTTTTGAGGTTGCAGAATTAATAAGAGATTTTATAGATGTTAATTTTGATGGTACTTATTCATCAGTTAACCAAGATGCTATTTGGGTGCTATTAGTTAAAGATACTTACAACGTAGCTACAAGCCTACAAAATTCAGAAAGAGTTTTATCTTTAGATAGTTTCTCCTACTTTGAAGACCCTAATTTTAATGTAGATAATACCTCTGCTATGATTAGCAATAATATTATTTATCATTTGAACGGATACGGTTTTACAATGCCTGTTAATACTTTAAATAATCCTACATTAACATTCACTAAAAACAATGTAGTAACAGCAACTCAAATATATACGTCTAGCACTTTGTCGGATGACCAAATAAAATATACAACAGGAAGCCCTGTTGGAACGCTTGCACAATATGAAGCTTATGTTTTGGCAAATGGTGGAACTTTTGAAGGTAGCACTTGTCTACAAAGTTTCTTTGATGTTTATAAAGTAAATGACTTTGACAAAATACAAATAACAGATGACAATGGAACTTCTTTTATAACTGTTAAAATGATTGACGAGTGTAAATATGAGCCAAAGAAAATAACCTTTATAAATAAATTTGGAGCGTTACAAAATATGTACTTCTTTAAAAAGTCAGTTGAAAAAATGACTGTTAAAAAAGAAAATTACAAATCAAATATTATAACAAGCGGTAATACTTACAGCATAAACAATCACGTTAATAGAGATTTTAATGTAGTTGGTAAAGAATCAATCACTTTAAGTAGTGGTTTTTTAAGCGAAGAATATAACGAGGTGTTTAAGCAAATGTTATTATCTGAAAAGGTTTGGATTACAAACTATATAAATGGTGTAGAGCAAGTTTTGCCTTTAAATATTAAGACAAGTAACATCACTTATAAGACTTCTTTAAACGACAAGTTAGTGGAGTATACTTTTGACTTCGATAATTCATTCGACACTATAAACAATATTAGATAGATGCAAAACATACAGTTATATATTGAGGGGCAAAGAGTTGAAATGTTTAAAGATGAAAGTGTAACAATTACAGATTCTATCAAAAACGTAAACGATGTATCAAAGGTTTTTACAGAATTTTCAAAGACCTTTAGTTTACCTGCTTCAAAAAAAACAAATAAAATATTTAAGCATTTTTATAATAGCGACATTGAAAACGGTTACGATGCTAGAATAAGGGTACAAGCAAAAATAGAATTAAACAACCTACCTTTTAAGGATGGATATATAAAGCTAGAAGGAGTTGATTTAAAAGACAATAAAGCACATACATACAAGATTACATTCTTTGGAAATACTGTGTCTTTAAAGAATATTATAGGAGATGATGTTTTGACCGATTTAACTTGGCTAAGTAATTTTAATACTTATGACAATGGGAGTCCAATTATATACAATGCTGCAACGGTTTATGACTTTGCGAGAAATGCAAAAGACAGAACTATTGACGGTATCCAATATGATTCGCCTTTGCAAGCTCCTTTGTTAACGCATACACAAAGACTATATTTTGATTCGGGAGAGAACACAGCTAATTCAGGAAACATATACTACAACAGTTCAAGTTCAGTAAAACGTGGTGTAAGATGGGATAATTTAAAGCTTGCAGTTAAGTTACCTATGATTATAAAAGCTATTGAACAACAATACAATATAACTTTTAGTAATGATTTCTTTAATATTGGAGGAGGTTTAAATGACCAATTTGAAAACCTTTATATGTGGCTACACAGAACAAAGGGAGAGGTAACAAATGGAGGACAAGTTGAAACACAAGTAAAACAAGTGAATACTTTTCCTAATAGTTCAGATAGGGCTTATACGATGGTAAACAATGCTTTAACTTTAAACATACCTGACGATTGGGAAGATGCGACGTATAGTTATAGTTGGAGATATTTCGAGCCATTAAGAATATATATAAGACCTGCTACTGGTTATGAGAATGTGCCTTATGATGCGGTTGTTTATTATAATGGCAATGTGCATTGGAGTTCTAATAATATAACAGGAGACGTAAACGGTGCGCAAATGCCTGCTTTTACTGGTGGAGCTTATACAGTTGTAATAACTTCACAGGATGCTATTATTTTTGATGAAGTAATTTTTCAGAATTGGGTTGTTTACCGACGAACTGGAGTTGGTTTTCCGTCTAATGTTACAGCAATAGAAACGGCAACAAGTCAACAGTTTGAAATTACAACACAGTTTGAATTTGATATTTTGCAACAATTACCTAAAATGAAAGTTTTAGATTTTCTTACCTCTCTTTTCAAGATGTTTAATTTAGTTACATATTTAGAAGATGGAGTTATTGTTGTTAAGAAGCTAGAGGATTTTTATTCTAGTGGCAATACTTATGACATTACTAAATATATTGACGTAAATAAAAGCCAAGTTAATTCGGCTTTACCTTTTAGAGAAGTTGAATATAGTTACAAAGGATTAAAAACTTTTTTTGCAGCTACTCACGAACAACTATTCGGGAAGCCTTGGGGAACGGAAGAATTTACAAACAACGATACAACAAAATATTCAGGTGGTATATTTAAGCAAGAAATACCATTGGAACATTTGAAGTTTGAAAGACTTTTAGATATAGATACAGGCGACAAAACTACTATTCAATGGGGTTGGTCTGTTGACGATAACCGAGAAAGCTTTATCGGTTTACCTATGATATTTTATATTGAACACGCAGTGAGTCCTCAACAAGATTATATTTCTTTTGTTAATTCAATTGCAGCAAACGGAACTTTCAACAGTAAAATAGGTTTAAGCACGTATTTTATACCTCAAAATACAGATAGATATTTTAATGATATTGGAAATGGTTTTAATATTTTTAATTCAATTAATTTTAAGCAAGAACTTGACGAATATACAGGAGAAGTACAACAAAAAAGTTTATTTAATAATTGCCACGTCAGCTATATGACAAGCGTTTTTAATCCATCAAATAGAATAACAAAGTTAACAGCTTATTTACCTTTAGGAGTTTTACTAAATTATAAGTTAAACGATAAATTTTTAATTTCTGAAAAAAAATATAAAATAAATTCGATTAAAACTAACTTACAAAATGGAAAATCTGAATTGGAGTTATTAAACGATTATACGCAGTTATTAACTTTACAGGAAAATTTATTTGTATATAACGGACAGCCTAGAATCAGCATTATTTGGAATAGATTTTATGGTGGTTCAGGGTTTAAATTAAATATAAATGGTATTATATACAACATCACTTTAAGCGGTGCTACTTTTACTACAAAAATTTTATCAACTTATGCGCCCGCAACTGAATTAGTTATATCCTTAGAGGCTTTAGATAGTAGTGGAAACGTATTGCAAACATCAAACACATTAACAGTTCAGATATGATAAAAGAAATATTAGACTTATTAAAAAATACCGATTGCAAAGAAGACATAGTACAATTGGCAAAGGGAAAAAATAAGTTTCCAAACACTTTAAAAGAATTAATTAAAAGACAAAAACAAGAAATAGAATGGAAAAAATAATTGTTGAACTAGAAGCAAAAACTGACGAAGCAGTAAAAGGAGTTGAAGAAGTTAAAAAGAGTGTAGGTAAATTAGGCAAAGAAGTAAAAGAGTCAAACAAGGCAACAGAAAAAGGTTTGTCAGCGGTTGCAAAAACTTCTAAAACAGTTGTTGGAGGTCTTAAAAAAATAGGTGGCACATTAAAGGCAATCGGATTCGGTCTGTTAATTGCTGCTTTATCTACTGTAAAAGAATTATTTGAAGGAAACCAAAAAGCGGTTGACTTTTTTAGTACAGCTTTCGAAACAGCTTCAATCGTTGTAGGGCAGGTTGTAAATGCCTTTACAAATGTATATAAAGCAGTCTCTGAAAGTTCTAAAAATTTCGATGCACTTGGAAAGGTTATGAGCGGACTTTTGACGGTTGCAATTAATCCTTTTAAATTAGCTTTCTTTGGTATTAAATTAGGAATACAACAAACTCAATTGGCTTGGGAAAATTCAGTTTTTGGTGGTAAAAATCCTGAAACAATAAAGCAATTAACCAAAGACATAAAAGAAACAAAAGAAGCCGTTTCAGAGGTTGCGTATGAGACAGCTTTGGCGAGTGGAGAGATAGTAAATAATTTCAGCGAAGCAGTAACGGAAGCAGCTTCAATTGGTTCTAAAATTTCAGAAGAAGTTGGAAAAATAAGCGTTAAAGCAGCAATAGAAACTGCAAAGGCAAATGTTGAATTAACAAAGTCTGCAGAACTAGCGGCAGCGACACAAGGTTTAATATTTGAAAAATTTGATAGACAAGCCGAAAAGCTTAGACAAGTAAGAGACGAAGAAAGGAATAGCCTATCGGATAGAAAAAAAGCAAATGATGAACTTTTAATTTCTATAAACGAAGCTGAACAAAATATGCTATCACAGGCGAGAATGCAACTACAAATTGCAAATGCAAATCTAGCAAAAGACAAAGAAAATACAGAATCAAAGGTTGCTCAAATAGAAGCCTTAAAAGAACTTGCAGGAGTTGAAGCACAAATTGAGGGTTTAAGGTCAGAGCAAAAATCAAACGATTTGGCTTTAAGTAGAGAGCAAATAGAATTGACAAATTCAAAACTAGAAAGTGAATCAACTTTAAGTATTGAAAGACAAAGATTTAATGCCGAATTAATACAAGATGAATTACTAAGATTAGAAGCTTTAAAAGAAATTGATTTATTAGAAGCAGAGCAAGAAGCTGAAAGGCTTGAAGCAATTGTAATGAATGCAGACGCAGGAACGCAAGCAAAGACAGATGCTCAAATTGCACTAGATGAATTTAATGAGCAATCAAGACAAACGAACTTACAAAGAGAACAAGACATTGAAGAAGCAAGAGTCAATATAAAAAAGAAGGCTTTAGACGATATAACTTCTTTGGCAGGTTCTGAATCTAAAATTGGAAAAGCGGCACTAATTGCCAAGCAATTAATTTTAGCACAAGAAATGATAATAAGTATAAAAGGTACAATTGCAGCAGCAAAGGCAAGTGCTATAAAAGCTCAATTAAAGGCAGCAGAAGCAGGTGTTGACATATCAGCAGGTGGGGCAAAGGCAGTATCTTCTTTTGCGCCTCCTTTTAACATACCAATAATATTAGGTTATGCGGTTCAAGCAGCAGGAATAATCAGCTCTATAAAAGGGGCTATGAGTGCATCAAAATCAGCGACATCAAAAGTGGGTGTGAGTGGTGGAGGTTCAACAGCAATATCAACACCAAAACCAGCAGCACCGTCTTTTAACGTTGTAGGTTCAAGCGAAACAAGCCAACTAGCAGATTCTATTGGCGGTCAATCAAAAGAGCCTGTAAAAGCTTTTGTTGTTGCAAACGATGTAAGTTCAGCACAAGAAATGGATAGAAATATAATTGAGGGAGCATCTTTATAAACAAAAACGTAAAAAATAACAATAAAAACATTATATAAATATGAACTTAATAGAATTAATTTTAGACGAAGATGATGCAATTGGAGTAGAAGCTATTTCAGTAGTTGAAAATCCAGCGATTGAATCAGATTTTATTGCTTTAAATAATCAGGAAATACAATTAGCAGAAATAAACAAAGAAAAACGTTTATTAATGGGTGCTTTATTGATACCAAAGAAGCCAATTTATAGACGAGATGGCGAAAAAGAGTATTATGTATTCTTTTCAAAAGAAACCGTTTTAAAAGCTTCTCAATTGTATTTACAAAATGGCTATCAATCAAATTCGACTTTAGAACATAAAAGCGAATTAAAAGATTTAACACTTGTTGAAAGTTGGATAGTTGAAGACAAGACAAAAGATAAGACAGCGTTATATGATTTGGACGTTCCTGTTGGTACTTGGATGGGTTCTGTTAAAGTAGAGAATGACGAAATTTGGAACGACTATGTTAAAACTGGTAAAGTAAAAGGTTTTTCAATTGAAGGATATTTTGCAGATAAATTAGAGTCAAAAGGAAAAAACTTATCAGCAGAAGAAACTTTAATAAACGAACTTAAAAAAGCATTGTCATAATGAGAGCGGTTTACTGTAAATGTAAAAATACTTATTCGATAGATTGCGCAAACAACCAAGGGCAAAAATGTGAAGCACCTGAATACTGGAAACAAGGTATTGGAAGAATAAACGCAATACCTGAAAACTTTTTGCTACAAGAAAATGGAGATTACATATTACAGGAAAATAATTTTAAAATAAAAATATAATGGCAAACAATAAAATAAGTGAGTTACCAATATCAACACCCTTACAAGGTTCAGAAAGCATTGTTGTTGTTCAAAGTGGCGAAACAAAACAAAGTAGTATTGAAAATATAGTTAATTATATAGTACCTATTTCTTTAGTTGTTTCAGATGGTCAAACAATAAACTTACAAGAAGAAATTTACGAAAAAGCGGAACTAATAAGAATGACTTGGAGCGGTGTAAATGGAAATATGACTTTAAATTTACCAAACGCAGCACAGCACCCAAACAGGGTAATGCGATTTATTTCAAATGGAGGATTTGCAAATTCAACAAGAGTAAACTTAACACCAACAGGAGCAGAAACCTTGGACGGATTAAATACTGCTTATGTAATAAATAAAACTTATGAAGGCATACAGGTTTGGAGCGATGGTATAGAATGGTTTATAATTCAAAAGAAAGGATAAATAAAAAACACAAAATTAATATTAATAATTATTATATAACTATGAACACACAAAAAGAAGTATTTAACAAATTATTCAAAGAGAATAAAACAGAATTAGCAACGCAAAAAGTTGAGTTGGGTTCTATTAAAATAATAAAAGATGCTATATCTAATTTAAAGAATGTAGAAAAATCAGCAACTAAAGTAGCAGATAAGTTTGAAGATAAAATATCGGAAGCATATAAATCTTGGCAAAGTTTAAACCAAGAAAGAAATGCTATTTATACTTGGATAAACAATGAAGCTCCAGCAAGAATATCTGATTTTGAAAAAGCTGCTAAAGAATTAGGGGTTGATTCTTCAAGCGTACCAGAAATAAAAGAATTAAAAAAACTTATGCAAACTGGTAAAGAACTTGT